TGTTATTTGAACCTGTGTTTGCATCTAAAGCTGAATAACCAACAGCAGTATTTTCTGCCCCTGTAGTGTTTACTCCTAAAGTTCCATACCCTAATGCAGTATTATAGGATGCTGTAGTGTTTGCTCTTAATGCTCTATAGCCCATAGCAACATTTGATGCACCTGTAGTATTATCTTCCATTGCTTCAACACCAACACCAACATTTTCACTTGCTGTAGTATTAGACTTTAGTGCTTCCGTACCTATAGCAACATTAGTTCCACCTGTGGTGTTATTTGCCATAGCATCTCTACCAACGACTGTGTTAGAAGAAGCTGTAGTATTATCTTGTAAAGCACCTTGACCTACTGCTACGTTATTTGTTCCTGTAGTGTTTGCTATAAGAGTAGAAGCACCTATTGCTGTGTTGTTGCTTCCTGTAGTATTACTATCTAACGCTGCCGTGCCAAATGCTGCATTATAACCACCAGTAGTATTTACTTCTAAAGCATTTTTACCGACTGCTGTATTTGCAGCACCTGTAGTGTTTGCACCTAAAGAACTTTTACCGACTGCGGTGTTACTAACTCCTGTAGTATTAGCATCTAGTGAAAATGCTCCTACTGCTGTATTATCGTCAGCAGTTGTATTGTTAAGTAAAGCACTATATCCAATAGCAGTAATATTGTCTCCTTCAGTATTATATCTAAGTGCTAAACCACCCATAACAACATTTTGTGTGCCTGTAGTGTTTGTTTCTGCTGCTCTTGTTCCTATGGCTGTGTTGTAATTAGCAGTCGTGGTTGCACCTAAAGCGTTGAAGCCCATACCAACATTTGAGTTAGCTGTGGTAACAGCATCTAAAGCGTTCATACCTACTGCTGTATTACTACCACCTGTCGTGGCAGAGACTAAAGCACTTTTACCAACAGCAGTATTATTTGTAGCTGTTGTATTGGAATATAAAGCACTAGCTCCTACTGCTACATTATCACTGCCTGTAGTGTTTGTTGTAAGTGCTGCATACCCAACTGCGGTGTTGTCGTTGGAGGTTGTAATCGCATCCCCCGCTTCACTACCAATAAGAGTGTTTCTAAGACCTGTGCTAAGTAAAGCACCTGTTCTGTTTCCTACAGCAGTATTATGGCTAGTTGTACCACCTGTAAAGTTTTGAGTTTTTAAAGATTCAAAACCAATAGCAACACTTCTATCACCTGTTGTTTCAGTTGTAAGGGCTTGATAACCAATAGATACGTTGTTATCTCCTGTAGTATTAGCATCTAAACTACTACCACCAATCGCAACATTATAGGCTCCTGTAGTGTTGCTTTGCATAGCATTTGTTCCAACAGCAGTATTAAAATCTGCGGTTGTATTTGCTTCTAAAGTACCTTTACCTAAACCAGTATTGTATCTACCTGTTGTAACTGCACCTAAACTAAATGCACCAATGGCTGTATTTTCATCACCTGAAGTTAGTGCAGCAAAAATATCTACACCTAAACCAGTATTGTAGTTAGCAGCATCAATAGTACCTGTGGTTGTATCTCCAATCATAAGAGAACCAGTGCCAAAAGTTTTATAGTTAAATGCTGAACCATTAATAGTAAGTGCATCTGTTTCTGTAGTTCCATCTACGTCTATTGAACCTGCTATATCTAAATCACCAGAAAAAACAGTATTTGCTGGGAAAGTGCAGATTCCTCCATCAGCTATAGTTATGGCATCATCACCATCTGTAAATTCTATTAAAGGTGTTTGTATAGATGCTGATGTTTCTAAGATACCGCTTGTTTCTATATTAATAGATGCTAATGCATCTACCATAGCACCACCAGAACCAGCACCATCTGAGTAAATCATTTTAGTTTTACCAGTAGGTATAGTTACAGTTGCACCAGTTCCCTGTTTAATAGTTATAGATTGTGAACCAGAAGTAGCATTTTCTATAATCCATACCTTAGATACTGTATTTGGTGCAATAGTAAGAGTTCTAGTAGCTGTTAAGTTACCTGAAGATGTTACTTTTAAATATAAACTTCTTGCAGGGTCTGTAGAACCATCAGCTATAGTTGTTGTAGCATCTGCATCTGAACCAAAAGATGCTTCTGTGCCATAACTAAATGCTTCAGCTATTAACTCAAGATTTGTATTTGTTGATGCGCCCCATGTTCCGGACTCATCACCAGTTGTTATCTCTTTTAGTCTTAAATCATTTACATAAGTTGCCATTTTTTTCCCTCTAAACTAATATTAAACTATTTATTATGCTACGTCACTCCATGTTGTAGTTACAGATTCATCTATATCAGACCAAGTTGTAGTAACAGATTCATCTACATCAGACCATGACGTTGTAACTCCGGGTATTATTTCTCCCCATACACTTACAAATCCCAACTCTCCTGTAGCGTTTAAACCTGTTACAGATGCATTTGATACACCTGAAACACTTAGATTACCTGCTGTAGTAGTGCCTTCTACACCTGTTATTGGTATTATATTTTCGGTAAATATAGTAGGACTTGATATTGCTCCTGTTGCTGCAACATTTGTTGGGAACATATTTGCATCACACGTTACTGTTTCATCACCTACTGCAATAGTAGACGCAGTTCCCGTTACACCAGTTATAGCAATACCAGCAGCTGTAACATTACCTAAAGCAGATGTACCTGCTATACCAGTTTCAGTTACATTAGCATCACCACTTACTGTTTCTGTTCCTAGTGCTGTTGTACCTACTACACCTGTTTCTGCTACATTAGCATCACCTGTTACAGTTTCACTACCAACCGCACCTGTAGCTGAAACTCCTGTTTCTGCTACATTAGCATTACCTGTTATAGTAAGAGAGCCTAATGCTGAAGTTCCAGCAAGACCTGTTATTGCAATAGGGTCTTCTTCACTCCAAGCACCTGATCCCCAAGCACCTCTACCCCAACCGGTAACATTAGCCATAGGCTACTAAGCTATTCTAATTATAGCGTTTGATGCATCAGCAGTTGGAAAAGTTATAGTAAATGATCCTGCCGTAGAAGTTTTATCTCCACCAAAATCAAAAACTGCAACCGCTGGATCGCCTGATGCAGAGTCATTAAATATCATACACCCTCTAGCAGTTATAGTAGCAGTTCCAAAAGTTAAATCAGCAAAGTCTGTAAATGCAGTTGTGCCTGAAGTTGTAGGGTCTACACGTGTAAGTGCATTTCCTTTAGCAGTATAGTTAGTACCACTAGCTTCTTGTGAAGTTGTATATGCAGTTGTTGCAGCACTCATAGTAGCTGAACTCGTATAGAGTGCTAATCTGAATGTATCACCGCCTGAGTTTTTAAAATTATGTACACCTTCCAATAATTCTTTTTTGAAAGAAGTACACATTGCTTGTGTAATAGCCATTACAGCCTCCTTATTATATTGGCAAGGTCTTTTTGTCCTTGCTGTTCTAATTGATTACATACTGTACATATGTGGTTTTTTATTGCCTCATGCATATAGTGTGTAATTACCTGTCGTGCAGCATCTTTAAATATATGGGCTTGCGCTTTTATAGTATCAGGTGCTGTATCACTTATCGAAACTAATCTATCAGTTGCCATATCAGCAACTTCTTCTACTGTGTGTCCTCTATAATCTGTAGTTTTTACACCAAGATTACCTATTCCTATTTCAAATTTATCTGTTTGCATTATGGTACTAATGGTTCTGGTGGTGTACTTCCATTTGATCTTTCATCTATAACCCACTCTTTAGGATTTTCTCTTCCTATGATTCCATGTGGTATCATTTTTTCTTGTATGATCTCTGAATAATTACATACTGATAGTTCACCATCTTTTAAATAAGATACTATTGGATCGTTTAAACGATGATACCCATATAGTTTATCTTTCATATCTACGTTAGCATCTAATAGATTCGATCTAACAGCTACGGATACATCAACATTATTTTCCATGCATTTGCCTAGCCAATATTCGCAACATGCTCTGCCCATTTCTGCAAAGTGTGCGTTATTGTTATAAGTAAAATCTGTTCCAAACATACTAATAGAACCAACATTATTCCAGTAAGCAAAAGCTATAGCATAAGCTACTGTATTATTAAGGTAAGCACATGATGTATCTTCTATTACACTTTTAATAGGATACTCTTCTACTGCCGGCACTCTTGCATCTAGTTCACAAGAATATATTGGATAATCTATTTTAGGTAACTCTTCTCTCATCATTTGAGTCATAGATGCTGCTTCGTCTGTATCAAAAAAACGTGACATAGGATCAAGTATAAATGCTCTATCTGCTTTTTTAACTACCCCTATCATCGCATTAATTACCCAAACTTCGTCAAACTTCTTACTATGTAACTGTGATAGATGAAAATCTATTTGACTCATGCCCATAGCTACAATAGCTATATGTTTACCTTCTAAATCTAGTATTCTTTCTTTTAACATTATTGTTCTACTATTCTTCTTTGTCCGCTTCTGTAAGCATCTTTCCTATTACGTCCATCATTTTCTATAACTAATTTATCTAATGCATCTTTAAATCTAGTTTCGTAAAGTTGCACTATATCAGGCTCACCTTTCATAAATATGTATGCTTCTACTAAAGAACCAAATAGTAATGCGTCAGGAGCATTTGTTCCTAACCAACTTGTTCCATCTGATGAAGCTGTTATAGATTGTGGTAAATAAAAATAATGTAACTCTACTGTGTAATTAGCATCAGGTGTTGGACCTAATATATAAAAATCATCATCAAACTGAGCATAGTATTCTGGCAATCCAGTATTAGCAGAAGCTTTTGGATATGCTTCTCTTATAAAATTAACATCTTTATTTATTAAAAAATTATAGTTACCATCTGAATCTACTACCGCTAATGAATATGGATACAAAAAATCGTCAGGCACTCCAAGATATTGATTGTTTATAGTAGCAGTTGCTGTTTGATTCTTTCTATAGTTAGGTAATTCTACTGCGCCATTAATTCTATTCTCTGCTTGAACTATTATAGTAGAAAGATTATTTACAAATGTGGTCTCTGTATTTTCAGTATAATCTTGTATAGCGTTTTTTAATGTTGTAAATGTAAATGACATTAGCTTGTAGTTATTTTTAAATTACCTAGTTGACCTTTTAACACCATATTACTAAGACTAGAATCACCAAATGCTGAATTCCATCCACCTATAGGATTGAAACCAGATAACCCTCTACTAGCCTCTAAGTCTGTCTGTGGTCTAGGATTCTTAAGAGCCTGTGGATCATTTAACCTTAATCTACCTAGTTGTAGTTGTGGTTGATCTTTATCTAATACGTCTTTACCTACTAACAATCCTGTTCTTTTTTTATCTTTTATTTGATTTCTTAAATCTTTTAAAGGATATCTAAAGCCTGTTCTATCACATATACCATATGCATGTTTACCTTTAGCATACGGCATACTAATAACCTCCCGGTACAAATCTTACAGCTGCTTTAACTCTGTTTTCTTCAGATGCAAGTTTCCATTGTTCTTCATATTGTTGCTTTAAGAATGGAACTCTTTGTGCTGCTTCTGGATTTTTCATAGCTAAATAATAAGCAAGACCTGATACAAGACATGGCAAGAATACTTTAGGTATATCTAAAGTATTAGACGCTGGTGTTCCTGCATCATATATCTGTCTAAGCCTGTACCAAACTACCTTATAAGTAGTTGTACTATCAGGAACTGGATAAAGAGTAAAAGATGTAGTGCCACTATCTCTATTAACTAATATTTCATTAGGTCTACCTTGATCTAATTTATTAGGTATATCAGCATACTGTGAAAAAGATACTCTAGTTAAAGATGTATCACTTTGTGCATTTGTTTCTCCATCATCCGTTCTTAAATGATGTTCTAACAAATCAATAGTGTCAGCATCTAAACTATACGTAGCTGTTCCAGCAGTTAATGTTGTACTACCTGATTCAACTTGCCATAGGTTCAAACCTCTGTTTGCCCACTCAAGCATCATAAGATTTATACTACGTCTAGCTGTACGCAAGTCGTAGCCAGTTCTCATTTCTAAACCAGCTAGTTCAAAAGCCTCTTCTGCTGCTTCTGCTATATCTAAATCAAAGTTATTAGTAGTGGCTGTTGCCATATATTATTTCTTTCCGTAAGGCATGCCACCATGACCATACTTAGGCATACCGCCACCAAATTTTTTAACAAGGCTATCTTGATAGTCATCTACCTTTCCTCCCTCGTCAAAGTTAATTACCATATCTTTACCTGATTTTTTCATTTCCTCACGTGCTGCTTTCATACCAGCATCATCATAAGCAAATTTCTTTTTACCTACATTTGGCATATTTTTTCTCCTGTTGTTTAAACATGTTAATTTATTTTAAGGTTCAAATGTTCCGTTATCAATTAATATTTGTCTATTCTTAAGATGCTCTTGTTCAATATCATCTTTACTTTGTCCAAAGTATTTTACTGCATGATGATTGTCAACCATTGATTGATTTATGTTTACACCATCAACCACTACATCACCTAATACTCTGCCAAATTTACCCCTAGAATCCTTTAGTTTTGTTTGTATTACAACAGTATTGCCATTATTAATAGCATCTTCTAAGAAAGCTTTAGCCATCTTTCCTCTAGCCTTCTCATCTTTGTTACGAGTACGTGACTCGGGAGTATCAATACCATATAGACGAACACGAGACTTATAGAGAATATCAAACCCAAGATCAAGAATAACGTCCACAGTATCACCATCAACAACTCTTTTAACTTCGCAAGAATATTCATACATTACCTATACCTCTTTGATATCTTTGCAGCAGACTTAGGTTGTTTAGAAAATTGTTTACCTTTCTTAGTATCTGCTCTTTTCTTTTTAGTAGTAGCTGCATATTGTGAACTTGACATAGCTTTAATAGCTTTTTCAGGAAGATATCTTTCTCCTGTTTCAGACGACTTTTTGCCTGACTTAGTACGCCATTTTTGTTTAGTCCAATCCTTAAGACTTTTTTGACTTTTTGCTATTGCCATGCGTTTTTATTATTGAGTCTTTACTCTTTTTTTTAGAGGCATTATGCATAGTCTTTATATGATTCTTTACTATCTTAGCTTGCGCTGCGTGCATCTTAGATGCGTTCTGCAACTGCTTTACTACTGGCTCTAAGTCTTTGCTCACTTATATCCTCCACCTTTTGATTTGTATTGTTTAGCTAACATCTGTGCTTTCCTAGCACTCCATTGTCCGGGCTTTCCACCTTTACCACCAGCCTTAATACGTTTAAACATTCTCTCACGCATACCCGGCTTTGTATAATTACCAGCTTCATTTACTCTTGATTTCTTTTTTTTGCCTGTCATTTGTTTTTTAGTTTGAGTTCTACTTATTACCATTTAACCTTATGACTCCAATACCTTGCGCTAAACTTATCTGGACTAGCATCTTGTGCATTGTGTCTTGCATAGTATGATTTCTTACGTGCTTTATCTTTTTTAGACTTAGGATTTTTGCCAGCACCTTTAACACCCTGTTGACCAAAACGTATTGTTTTAGTTTTGTCGCCTTTCTTGGCAACAACTACGTGTGATTTTTTAGGATGATTCGGTGTTCGTTTTGGCTTATTGTATCCACTTACTCCTGCGTTTTTTAACTTAGAGTCTTTAGCCACTAATCTTCTCCTTTAAACTTTTTACTTTGCCCTGATGTTCCTGCATATATACCAAACACAGCTGCCATAGCACCAACCACTATCGACACTAGACCTGCTTGTTCTAAGTTAGGTTCTGGTATATCCATAAACCAAGTAACAACTTTATAAAGTAATATAATGTATACAGTTACAAATGCTCTTGGAAATATTCTCCAAGCATCAACAGTTCTTGCTAGATGTATCCACTTCTGAAAAGGGTTGTCACCTGCACTATTGGCGTTGGCATCTATCTCTACTTCAAGATTAATTTTTTTCTTTACAGATTCTTCCATCATATAAATTTAATATATGCTACTGCAATAGAAACCAAACCATAAAGACCCCATAGCATGTTTTCTATTCTTAAAAACTTCTTGCTACCTTCATCGAGTCTACGCTCTATGTACTCATAACGTAGAGCGTACTCTCTTTCTAATCCACTTAGACGTGCTTCTAAAGGTAATTTATCAGTTTCTACTGATTTAGACATTACGCTGTAGTAGCAGTATCGTAGTTTTTATTTGCCCAAATAATGATGCTATAACTATCACCGCTGGAATGTCCAACAGTAGTTAATAATAGATCACCATTTTTCCCACTACCTGCATTATTAGGTATACCCGGCAAACTTTTATTACTCCAAGTAAAATCCCATGTATCAGTTTGATCTGCACCAGCTTCTAAAACAAATTGGTTAGATGAAGCATTCCAAAATAATTTGAAACCCATACCTACGTTACTAAACCATATTCTATTTATACTGATACCAGAGCAAGCCTGACCATTAATACCTGAAGTTAAACCTGATACATCAACTTTAGTAACATCACTTTCTCCAGTGCCATCACTAATATTAGTTAACTTAACTATTAAGTTTTTACCGCCATCATCTAAGATGGTTTGTGTTGTTACTGCATCAGCCACTATGCACCCCCTTAAGCGTCAGCAAATGGAGTTACTACAGTACCGGAAGCAAGGACTATACCTTCTACTGCGTACTTGGCTGAACCTATAGCTGTAACTCTAATGATACTTCCAGCTATACCGCCTTTAGTTGTACCATTCAAAGTTATAACATCATTGCTTGCACCTGAGAAAAATGTTTTACCTGCTGCATCGCTTTTACCCATATATAGTCCACCAACGAACTTATCAGTTCCATCAGTTTTAATATCTAAGTCTGTAGCTGCTGTTTCAATTACAAAAGTAAATGAAGCACCTAAGTTATTTAGTTGATTCGGATCATCATCTGAATTTGGTGCTGTAGCCACAATGCTAGGTAAAGTGAACTTACCATCAGCGTCATTACAAGTAAGTATCTTACCTGAGTGTGCTGCGACTGTAAGAGTTGTGTCAGCTGTAAGGCTAGTTACTGTAGCATTACCTGCTGAAATAAAACCAGCTAGTGATCTAACCGGTCCTGAAAATGTTGATTTTGCCATACTAAGTCTCCTTAATAAATTCTATCGTCTTGGCGAGTCTGCTAGGGCAGTCGATAGATTAATTTAATCCCTAGAAAGAAAGGGGAGTATATATCATTTCAACTCCCCTCAAGTTACTAGCTTGATCCCGAAGAACCAAAAATACCTAGTGGATCAGACACTCCAAAGGAATATCTTTCTCTTGCTTTGTATCTTACGTTACCAGTATCAAAGTCACCATCCATACTTGTTTCTAATGGAGTACGTGCAAAGTGCTTAAAGCCATTTGGTACGTCTGTCATTATGAAGAATGCATTAGTGTCTGTTAGGAAGTGATTAACAACGTAACCTTCAGGAATGCTTCCATTCGCTTTGATTGCGTTGAGATCGTTATCAGCTGTCGCTGGTCTACCATCAGATTCTAAGATACGTGAAGCAGTAAACATGCCGTTTGGTGGAACGATAAGCTTACGTGGTTTAGCTGCTATTAACAGTCCACGCTCATCAGTCCATCCAGCTATTTGAATCACAGCGTTCTCTAATGAAGTTTCATTAAGGTCTGCTTGTGTTGCAAATGTGTTGGAGTTTGTTCCTCCTGACACCAAAGGGTGTGCAGTAGAAAACAAATCTACACCATCGCCAGAATTAAACGAACCACCTGAGAATCCTTGGTTAAGAGGATTCGCAGCTTTTACTTGCTTTGTGTAAGCCATGCTTCTAGCAAGTGCTTTAGTATAACGTGCAGAAAGCGAATCATAGAGGTTATCCTCCATCGCTTCTTCAGTTATAGCAAAACCCATCGCTATTGTTTCATGGTTGTAACGAGTGCTAAAGGATTCTTGTGCAGTATCGTAATTGATAGCTGAACCTTCATCTTTAACAGAAGCTTGACCAAATCCACTCAACTTCACTTCTTCTTCAAACGATCTGTCAGAAGTTTCTGTTTCATAAATCTGCTCATGCTCATTCTCGTATTTAGCATACTCTAATCCAAACAGGGCATTTAATCCCGGAAGGAGTTCTTTAAGTAACTGCGCTCTTGAAATTGCCATTTCTTATTCTCCTTTATATGCCAGTTGTATTGTCCATGATATGCCCCGCATTAAACTTAGCAACTAAGTCAGTGTATGAATCACCGCTTGCGTTGTCAGATTTAGGCGAGATATCTACTATCCTTACAGGAAGTGTAGCAGTCGTAGTGGCTGCTGTAGATATATCAATGGCGTTTTTACTTGTTCCAATACTTGTTGAACCAGCAGTTTGAACTACCGCTACATTGTTTCCGATATTGGTCACAGCGGCTGAGCCGTCTGCTTGCATTTCGAAAAGAACATTTGGGTCATCCAATACATAAGCTTGAATATCATCAGCTGCTGTACTTGCTGGAAAGTATTGAGAAAAAGTTTTCTGGCTTGTATTTGGATCGGTATAAGATACACCTAGAAAAATTCCTACGGGAGTCAATGAAGTTGTGCCAGTGTCTTTTTCGACTGTACCAGCAGCAACTAACTTGACGAAATCGCCATAGAAAATTGCAGTGCCATAGCCAGAAGCTATGCCGTAATGTCTTACCTTGCCGGTGAAAGAACCGCTTGCAGACAAAGTGCCGACAGGTCTTGCTCCGTAAGGTGTTGCTGAACTACTCATTTTATATACCTTTTATACAAAAATTTAACAAAAAAGATAGTAATTACTTACCACCTTTACCAAAAGTAACCTGTGTCTTCCTTTCTTTAAACATAGGCATGGCAGGGTTTTCATCCCTCATGTAGTTAGCATCTAAAGCAGACATCTGTTGATCCGCTTGCTGAATATAATAATCAGCACGCTTCTTGATTTCTTCTTCAGGTGCTTTACATAAAAGCAATCCACCTACCTCTACACCATCTTTAAACTGCGAGTTAGTATCCCTAACCATTTGCAATTCAGGATGATCCTCTGCTTTAACAGGTGTCCAACCTTCTCTGAACTTAGTTGATACATTCATATTGTCAGACTGTCCAGCAGATGCTGTACGTATCCAACGGAAAACATATCCGGGTTCAGGTTTAGGGTCAGGCAACAAGTTTGGGGGAGACCAAGGTTGTTCTCGTTGCTCAGAGTCTCTTGACTCTAATTCACGTGGGTTGCGCTCTTGAACATCATTTTGTTCTGACTTTTCCATTATCTTTGCTCCTTCGCATATTGCGCTGCGTATTGTTCTGGTGTAAGTCCAAGTTTCTTGGCGAGAGTAACTTGAGTCTTGGTTAACTGCACTGTGCGCTGTTTAGTACTTGCTCTATTAGCAGGTGCTACCACAGTCGAGGGTCGCTGTGAGGATGCAGTGTTGTCCTCAAAGCGTTCTGGAAATCTTTGTCTTACAGCTTCGTCTACTCTTGAATAGTAAGTTTCAGAGTCTCTTATAGGATCAACTCCTTCTCTTACTAATTTAGCGTGCATACCATAAGCTAATGCTGTCATATCCTCATCGCCAGCACGTTCAAACCAAGGATTCTGCCTTATATATTCAGCAGCAGCAGGGTCTATTGATACCTGTTCTTGTGTTGGTTGTGCGTATTGAGGTTGTGCATATTGTTGTGGTTGAGGTTGCTGTACTGGTTGAGGCATTTGTGGTTGATAATTATCAACATAATTTTTATCAGCATAAGCTGCTGATAACTTTTCTTGTGCCTCTAGTAACTTTTCAGTGTCACCAGCCTCGTATGCTTGCTTATAAGTTTCTTTAGCTGCCTCTATCTCAGTAGAGGTTTTAGTTTTTAAACTATTAAGTAATGCATCTTCACT